CGCAGAACTGGAGTATTACTAAAGTAATGCTACAGTCATTCATAAACGGGTATGGACTATCGTTCAAACCCGATTATGTTAACCTAGTACTAGACCTTATCGGGCCTAGACTGGTACTGTTTGACGATGATACTAGCGTATTATCGAAAACAGGCATAATGATGGGGGAGGCTATCGCCAAACCATCATTAACGCTCCTAAATCTATCGATTGAAGAGCTTGCATTCTTGACCCATATCCAAAAGGAATGGTATCTAGAATTAAATGAGGCCGCGCCCTATCGGGCGTGGCGCTTCATTCATATAGGCGGTGATGATCACCTCGCTAGAGGACCATTACCTTACCTTAAAACCATAACTGATATACATATCCGTTGTGGTTCGCACATCTCCCCCGGGCAACATGGTTACTCGAGGTACTGTGTGAAATACACAGAAAGATTAATAAATCTAGAGAATCTTAAATATAAGAGACCATTCTGTGTAGAAGACCATAACCGATCAACTATCGTTGATTCGGTTAAGGTTAGACTTCTCGAGCGAGGTCAATCGACCTTACTTAAGAAGGACAACAAGAATGTGGCGATTGGTAAATCGACACAACTTGGTGGATGTCTAGAATGGTTGCCGAAAGACGACCGATTCTATACATTGAACAAAATCGAGTCCATTAGGGCTCTATTTGTTGAACGAATGGGAAGTTTACTACCTAGAAAGGCGGTAAACCCCAAAGCGTTTGCAGCCATACACCTTCCAACTACTGTTGGGGGGTATGGCTTAGGGCTAAAGTCCGAGTTAAAATATTATCTCGAACGGTCGCCCAGACCCCACCACTTCCTTCTATCGAAGGCGGCACTGGGGTTAGACGTTAGAAGAGACCTCCGGAAATTCCGGCAACTCAACTCTAACGTTAGTGCTCGAGGTATATCCTGTATACAAGATTACCAAGAGGACCTCATTGATCGTTTGAATGAATATCCAAACTACATCAATGCCATCCATTGGACGGAACTACGACAGCAGTTCCCAGATCCTTTGGGTAACGCGAGGAGGACGATAGCCCTCGCCGCGAATGAAGGAATTCTCTCAGTAGAGGAATTCGTTCGAAGAGCAACTAGAGGAAATCTCTTCCAGGAGCTCTTACTTGGTAAAGAAAGCCTAAAGGTCTTCAATACCAGGAAGTTCACTGACACTTACTATCGTTTGTGGCAGTACTGTGAATCAGAGGGGATGGCCGATTGGCCTGAGACCTGTGATTTGACATCTGAGGAAATAGCTATCGCTATTGACCAGATGGTACCACAGTGGTATTTTGATATTAATCAAAGCACCACGGTGGATATCGGAACTGTCGACCAGGAGACTGGCGAAGAAAGTTACGATTTCGTCGAGGGAAGCTATATAGAGCTTTACCAGAAGGGACTACCGTCCCTTACTATATCTCCTCGGCGTTTGGGACTCAGACTATCCTAATAAGGGTAGTCTGAGCTTAATCCGTCTGCTATCGCAGACAAGACTTGCTCTATCGAGTCAAGAATAAGAGTACGATAGTACTCGGCATCCTGCTTAATAAAGCAGCACTCGGCGCTCTGATTGGGTATCCCGAAGGAGTAGCC